GCGGGATTGTGTACACTGGCGACACAAGGGGCCAGGCGTGGTACATGGATATGATGTGCGAAGCGCGTGGCGCGCAGGATATGCCATCGAGCACCGCATTGCAGAGGGGTTTATAGAAATGAAACGATGGATTTTTTCATTACTGGTGTTAGCGTCTGTTGGCGCAAGTGCAAACACCATAACGATGCAATGTGGTAACTTTCGTATGGATGCGATCCCTGACTCATTGTTTAAAATCAATGGCGAAACCGTAACATCCCAAAAAGTTAAGATGCTGGGCAAAGACGGTACAGGCATGCAAATCAAAATGGGACTGATGCCTGCTAAAGATGGCAACAACTATGGGTTTGAGTATATCCATCGCCCTGGTACCGAAACGCGTTTCCTGAACGTCCAGCTGCTGCAGAACAGCATGGACGCGCCGAAAATCATCGGTTCTTTCCCTTGTAAAAAGGTTGATGGCTAATGACCGAAGAAACTAATCCACTTGATTCCTTTGTAGAGCCTGATTTTGAAAAGGTGCTTGGAGGCATCGACCCCAAACTCGTATCATCTTTTTTCAATTATTTTTCACGTTTTGAACATGCTTTAAAAATGCGCGGTTTAAAAAAAGTCCAAAGGGGCTATATTACCGGTGTTGAGTGGGGAAATTATTCTCCGGCAATCGTTTATCCTACGAAAATTAAAGCTATTGATGGTGCTGTAGAATATTTGTGCCGTGAGCCAGTGAAAAGACAAAAGGAAGACCTCTCCTGGGAAGCTGCGCCAGCTATAGCTACGGTAACGTTTGACGATGCTTTGCGGCAAATTCCGTTTATCCGGAATAACCTATTCCACGGTGGAAAATACCTCAAGCCTGACGCGAAAAGGGATAATTCATTGCTGAAAGCTTCAATCATTTTGATTAAGGCTTGTTTGATTAGCGACGCCGCGTTACTTCACGAATTTAATTACCACCGTTAGATAGCCGCATTTAATAAAATGAACCCGCCACCCGGCGGGTTTTTGCTTTCTGGAGCCTACAAAATGGCAGTATCTGACCAGACCCGCAGCGGCGACCTTGCCGAAACATTCAAATCTGAGCGGGACACAACAAAGAACCAGATCCGCGTCGCTTTGCCTGGCATCGTTCAGTCATTCGATCCCGGCACGGTGACGGCGGTTGTGCAGCCTGCTATCCGTTCGGTTGAAACAGATAACGACGGGAACCGCATTACCAAAAATTACCCGCTGCTGGTGGATGTACCGGTGGTATTTCCGCGCGGCGGGGGATGCACGCTAACGTTCCCGGTTAAAGCCGGTGATGAATGCCTGGTTATTTTCGCCGATCGCTGTATCGATTTCTGGTGGCAGAACGGCGGGGTGCAGGAGCCTGTCGACGACCGGGTGCATGACTTATCGGATGCGTTCTGTATCGTCGGGCCACAGTCACAGGCGCAGAAAATCAGCGGAATCAGCACGGGGGCCGCTCAGCTGCGCAGCGACGACGGAAGCACGTTCTTTGAGCTCAACCCCACTACGCAGAAAATTAAAATCGTAGCGCCTGGCGGTCTGGATGTAGTTACCCCGCAGGCCGACTTCTCGGCGAAAGTTACCATTCACGGGCTCCTGTCCTGGCTGGGTGGAATGGTGGGGTCTGTTGCTTCTGGCGTTGCATCCAAAATCACCGGCGCTGTCGAGTTTATCGGTACCGTTAAAGCTAACGGCAAGACAATCGATGATACGCACACTCACGGCGGCGTGCAGCACGGCACCAGCAACACAGACGGGGTGAACTGATGCGATACAGACGTGAAGATGCCGACGGTGATTACACCTTTGGCAGCGGCGATGATACCTGGCTGATTAACTCACCGGAGGCCGTGGCGCAGGCGGTAAAAACGCGATTCGAATTGTGGTATGGGCAATGGTTTCTCGACACCACCGAGGGGACTCCGTGGATTCAGTCCGTACTCGGTAAGCAGAAGCCGGAAACCTACAACCTGGCGATCCGTAAGCGCATCCTCGAAACGCGGGGCGTTAAATCCATCCTCTCTTTCAATACGACAGTGAACACGACGACGCGCCGCGTCCAGTTTTTCGCTGAAATCGACACCATCTACGGAACAACGACAGTAACCAGCGAGGCATAAATGGCTCTCAATTTGGACACACTCGGCTTATCGGCAACGGTAACCGCTGAGGGGATCAGTGCGCCTGATTACCAGACGATACTCGATACCCTGACGAGCTATTTCCAGCAGATTTATGGCAGTGACGCTTATCTGGAGCCAGACAGCAAAGACGGCCAGATGGTGGCGCTGGTGGCTCTGGCTATTCATGATGCCAACAACACGGCCATCTCCGTTTATAACTGCTTCTCACCTGCTACAGGTTACGGCGCAGCGCTGACCAGTAATGTAAAAATTAACGGTATCGCGCGCCGGGGGGCGACAAACTCTACCGTGGATCTCGTTCTGACCGGTACTGCCGGGACATCCATCACAAACGGTACCGTGAAAGACACGAATAACGTGATCTGGCGGCTTCCTGCCTCGGTGACGATCGGTGTCGGCGGTACCGTGACGGTAACTGCTACCTGTTCAAACAGCGGAGCGGTTGCGGCGCTGGCCGGGACGATTACCACTATCAACACGCCGACCCGTGGCTGGGCATCGGTAACCAACCCGGCGGCGGCCACCGTAGGCGCACCGGCTGAAACCGACGCAGAACTGCGCATCAGGCAGGGGCAAAGCGTCGCTCTGCCGTCACTCACACCGTTTGAAGGTGTCGACGGTGCGATCGCCAACGTTGCAGGCGTGACGCGTCACAAGCTCTACGAGAATGATACCGGTGCAACCGACAGCAACGGGCTGCCGCCTCATTCCATTTCCGCCATCGTCGATGGGGGGGATGTTACCGAGATAGCCCAGACAATCCGAGGAAACAAAGGGCAGGGAACGGCAACTTACGGGACAACTTCTGTCACGGTACCGGACACCTACGGCAACCCACACGTGATCAGCTTCTCGCGGTCTACTGATGTTCCGATTTACGGGCATATCACCCTGAAAGCATTTACCGGCTACACGTCGCAAATTGGTGTACAGATTCAGCAGGCCGTCGCTGATTACATCAATGGGCTGACGATCGGCGACGATGTGCTGCTGAGCAGGATTTATTCTCCGGCGAACCTCGGCGTAGTGAGTGGCGGCAATGCGCGCTACTACGACATACAGGAGCTGCTGATTGGCAAATCAGCCGGTAGCGTCGCGGCGGCAAACATCATTATCGCCTACAACGAATCCGCGTCGTGTAAACCCGAAAACATTGTTCTAACGGTGACGTCATGAGCAAGTACACGGACTTAATCACCAACTATCACGCCACGAAGCCGAATTTTTTTGATCACGTCGACCTGAGCACGCGGCCACTGATTGATATCACCGGCGCCACCCGGGGGCTGGTAAGCGCTTTCGACATTGATACCGCTGTCGGCGTCCAGCTCGATACGCTCGGTCTCTGGATTGGTCGCAGTCGCATCGTCAGCCAGCCGATAAGCGGGGTGTATTTTAGCTGGGACATTGACGGGCTCGGATATGACCAGGGCGTATGGCAAGGCCCGTATGATCCTGATGCAGGCTATACCACGCTGAGCGATACAACCTATCGCATCGTTCTTAAGGCAAAAATCGCCATCAACAACTGGGACGGCCGCAATGATTCGCTGCCTCCCATCCTTGACGCTGCAACTGCAGGTTCTGGCCTGAAGATGCAAATCGTCGATAACCAGGACATGACGATCTCGGTCTGGGTCTTTCCCGAGACTGATATTTCAAATGTGTCTCTCGAACTAATCGCCGCTATCAAGCAGGGCTATCTCACCGTTAAAGCCGCTGGCGTATGGGCCGGTGACGTTGAAACGCCTTCGGTAGAAACACCGTCAGAGGGTAATCGATTCTTCGGTTTTGACATGGACAACGAATACATCGCCGGATTTGATGATGGCGCATGGGGGAAATTACTGTAATGGCTAAAAATGACTTTAAACCTTTTGCTACTGGCGCAGGCGCAAACGTAATATCCCAGGCTGACTGGGAAGCTCTGCCTGCTCTACTTTCTGGATTTACATCAGGCAAAGCATCCAGCGCGCAGGTCAACAAAGCTATTCGGCAGGCAGCTTTTATCGCGGCAGCGCTGGCGCAGTATACCGCCAACAAAAGCGGGCTGGATGTGCTGGATGATGGTGATGTGAGCGGGTTCATTACCAAAATGACCACCGCGCTCGGTAAGGACTTTCAGGGGCTTGATGCCACACTGACGGCACTTGCCGGCCTCGCTACAGGAGCAAATAAGCTTCCGTATTTCACCGGGACAGATACTGCAGCGCAGACGGATCTTACTTCAGTCGGGCGTGACATTATCGGTAAAAGTACGATTGCCGACATTCTCACATACCTCGGTTT